AATTCGAAGTTGACGGTAAAACATACAAAGTTAACGAAGCGGGTAAGTACGCTAAAAAAAAGAAGTAAGCGAAGATACTAATATACCATTTAACGAATGTCCTTCTTGCGGTGGCGAAATAGTACACGTAAACGAAGCTGAAGGTAAGAAGGACGCTTGTTATCACAAAGTAAAAAGCCGCTATAAAGTATGGCCAAGTGCTTACGCAAGCGGAGCACTAGTACAGTGTCGTAAAAAAGGCGCAGCTAATTGGGGCAATAAGAGTAAGAAGAAATGAAGATATCTGAGATTGTTGAAGGCACACGTTGTTGGAAGGGATACAAAAAGAAGGGCATGAAAACCATGTTCGGAAAGCGTGTTCCTAACTGTGTAAAAAACGAATCAGAAGAACACATTGACGAGAACCTGCGTGATTGGTTTGGTAAAGGTAAAAAAGGCGGTGCTGGCGGAGGTGGCTGGGATCGCTATAACACAAAAGGCGAACGTATTGGCAAATGCGGCGATCGTAAAAAAGGCGAAGGCAAGCCTAAGTGTTTAAGCAAAAGCCGTGCTGCTAGTTTACGCTCGAGCGGTGGTAAAAAAGCTATAGCTGCTGCTGTACGTAAGAAACGTAAAAATGACCCTAGTCCTAATAGAAAGGGCAAGGCTAAGAACGTAAGTAATAAAACAAAGAAGTAGTATTATGAATTTAAGAGAAGTTTTTGATAAAAAGTATGGGCACGACACTAATAATCACGTTGTTAAAGATAAAGACGACAACGGTAAAAACTTCTGGGCTGTGTACAACGAAGCTGGAGATATTGTAAAAGTGTTTTATTCTGCTAAGAAAGCAAAAGACTATGCTGAAAAGAATCACGACGATCTTATGAAAAATAAGATCGTTGCCGAGGCGTACAGTACTCGTGATTACGTAAGTGCATTAAGACAAACTAACCTCGGAGACGAGACTCCTAGTCATATACAAGCTGCTCAAGCGTTAGCGCTTGCTTCGCAAGGCGACGAGCTAAGCGACGAACAGCAACTAGCCCTAAAGCCGTATGTAGAGCTGTTTAGTACGCTACTAGTAAGCCCAAAATATCGCGGTAGACTACACGATATGATTAGAGCCTTACGCAAGGATTAATGAAAAACCCTATACTAGACGATACCGAAGAAGACTTTGTTTGGCAGCGTACTAGTCCAGACCACTTATGGGTTTTTGACAAACTAATACTTTCACGAAAATTAGGTTATGTATGCGGGCCGACTGGTATAGACGTTCCGACTCCGGGATACTACATTGTGCGTCCTTGTGTAAACGCACTTGGGTTAGGATTAGGCGCTTCGAAAGAATATTTAAAACAAGATACAACACAGCTTCCAGTTGGGTTTTTTTGGTGCGAATGGTTCGAAGGCAGACATGTAAGTGTAGACTACAAAGACGGTGTACAAGTGTTAGCTGTTGAAGGCACTAAACCCGATAATACGTTTACTCAATGGACAAAATGGCATCGTGTTGATGATGAATTTCCATTACCTAGCATACTAACACAGTTTAACGAACAGTACCTTAACTGCGAGTATATAGATGGCAAATTAATCGAAGTGCACTTTCGTCGAAACGAAGACTTTGATTATGCTACTGAAGAATTCATCCCAGTCTGGGAGGGCGAAAATACTACACCGCCTGAGGGATATAGCTATATACAATACCCAGATGTACACGGTAGAATCGGTGCTTTTGTAAAATAACACTTGACTACTGTGTCATTATAAACTATAATTTATATATATTTAGGAGAATACTTATGAGTGATAGAGTCTACGGAACTGACGAAAAAGGCAAGCTTGAACGTATTGTACAAGAAGGCGTGACAGTTCTCCAAGAAGTAGAAGACCTTCAAGCAGGGCTTAAAGACACAGTAAAAGCAATTGCAGAAGAACTTGATGTTAAGCCTGCACTAATTAATAAAGCTATTCGTGTAGCATTCAAACGTGACTGGGATAAGCATCAGGACGAGTTTGAAGATCTTGAAACTATTGTAACTACTGTAGGAGTAGACAAGTAATATATGTCGTATGTTGATGCATTCTTCGATCGCGAAGCTGATACTATTCGCATTGTAGAACGTGTAAACGGCAATCGAGTGTTTAAAGATGTTCAAGCCAAATACACATTTTACTATGCTGACCCGAAAGGTAAGTACAAGAGTACTTACGGAGAACCTTTGACTCGAGTAGTGTGTAAGAACACTAAAGAGTTCAAGAAAGAAATCTCAATTAACCGTCATCGAAAACTATTCGAAAGTGACACTAACCCAATCTTCCAATGTTTGAGCGAACAGTACCTTGGTAAAGATTCGCCTAAACTAAACGTAGCGTTTTGGGATATCGAGACGGACTTTGACCCGGAAAGAGGATTTGCTCCAGTTGATGATCCGTTTATGCCAATCACTGCTATTACTGTGTATCTACAATGGGCAGAAGCACTTGTAACTGTTGCTGTTCCTCCGAAAGGTCTTTCGCTTGAACAAGCACAAGAAATGTGTAACAAGCGTTGGCCAGACGGCAGTGTTATCCTGTTTGACAACGATAAAGCAGGTAATGGCGAGCGTGCTATGCTTGAAATGTTCTTGGATCTAATCGAAGACGCCGACGTACACAGTGGATGGAACTCAGAAGGTTACGATGTTCCGTATACTGTTAATCGTATTAAACGTGTTCTTAGTGCAGACGATACACGTCGTTTCTGTCTTTGGGATCAAAAGCCAAAGCGTCGTGAATACGAAAAGTTTGGTAAACTAAGTGAAACGTATGACACTATCGGTCGTGTACATATGGACTATCTAAACTTGTATCGTAAGTACACGTATGAAGAACGCCATTCTTACAAACTAGATGCTATTGGCGAATACGAAGTAGGCGAAAACAAAACAGTATACGAAGGCACACTTGATCAACTATACAACGAAGACTTTGAAAAGTTTATTGAATATAACCGTCAAGACGTTGCGTTGTTAGATAAACTTGATAAGAAACTGCGTTTTATTGATCTTGCTAACGAACTTGCTCACGCTAATACTGTGCTACTACAAACTACTATGGGCGCAGTAGCAGTAACAGAGCAAGCTATTGTTAACGAAGCACACCGTCGTGGTATGCAGGTACCAAACAGAAAAGAACACGAAACTACCGGCGCTGCTGGTGCGTATGTTGCGTACCCAAAGAAGGGCTTACATAAATGGGTCGGTTCTATGGATTTGAACTCGCTGTATCCAAGTGTGATTAGATCACTTAATATGGCGCCTGAAAGTATTGTTGGTCAGCTTCGCCCCGAGCAAACAGATGCTATGATTCACGAAGCTACTACGCTAAAGAAGAAAAGCTTTGCTGCTGCTTGGGAAGGTCACTTTGGTTCATTAGAGTACGAAGCTGTAATGGAACAGCGCAAGGACTTTATGGTTACTGTAGACTGGGAAGATGGTTCTTGCGATGTGCTAAGCGCAGCAGAAGTACACAAGCTGATTTTTGATAGTAATATGCCCTGGATGCTTAGTGCCAACGGTACAATCTTTACACACGAGTTCGAAGCTGTTATTCCTGGTATTCTTAAACGTTGGTATGCTGAGCGTAAAGAGCTTCAAGCTAAACTTAAAGAAGCTATTAAAGCAGGCGACAAAGACGCTATTGAATATTGGGATAAGCGACAGCTGGTTAAGAAGATTAACCTTAACTCACTGTACGGTGCTATTCTTAACCCAGGTTGTAGATTCTTTGATAAGCGTATCGGACAATCAACCACACTTACAGGTCGTCAGATTGTTAAGCATATGAGTGCCGAAGTGAATAAAGTAACTACAGGCGAATATGACCATGTCGGCGAAACTGTAATTTACGGTGATACTGACTCGGTTTACTTCTCTGCTTATCCAGTACTTGAAAAAGAAATCCAAGCAGGCACAATCCCCTGGAGTAAGGATAACGTAATTACACTGTATAATCAGATTGCCGAACAAGTTAACTCAACGTTTGGCGACTTTATGTTAGATGCGTTCCATTGCCCTGGATCACGTAGTGGCGTTATTGCTGCTGGTCGAGAGATTGTAGCAGAAAGCGGATTATACATTACTAAGAAGCGTTACGCAGCATTGGTAATCGACGACGAAGGCAATAGAAAAGACGTTGACGGTAAAACTGGTAAAGTAAAAGCTATGGGCTTGGATCTTCGTCGAGCTGATACTCCGCCGTATATGCAGGAGTTCTTGCTGAAGATTTTGACTCGAGTACTTGAAGGTGCTGAACAACAAGAAATCATCGATTCTATTATTGCGTTTAGAAAAGACTTTGAGTCACGCCCGGCATGGGAAAAAGGTACACCTAAGCGTGTGAATAACCTAAATAAGTTTAGATTACTTGAAGAAAAGCAAGGTAAAGCAAACATGCCCGGTCACGTTAGAGCAGCTCTAAACTGGAACACACTGAAGCGAGTACACGGCGACAAGTATTCACAAGATATTGTCGACGGTATGAAGACTATTGTGTGTAAGCTAAAGCCCAATCCACTAGGCTACACAAGTATTGGTTACCCAACTGACGAGCTTCGTTTGCCCGAATGGTTTACTTCCCTGCCGTTTGATGAAAAAGCAATGGCAGAAACTATTATTGATAATAAGATTGATAACCTTATTGGTGTGCTTAACTATCCATTACAAGATACAAAGCAAACTAATACGTTTAATAATTTGTTTAATTTTGGAGACTAGAGTGAAATACTACATTACTGGAGCCAGGCGTGGTCTCGGTAAGGCATTAGCCGACAAATACGGCAACTGTAGTAGCTTAGAAGAATGCGACGTGTTTATTAACTGTAAGCACGACGCATTTACTCAAGTAGATCTGCTATACAAAGCTGTCGAACTAGGCAAGCGGGTTATTAACATAAGCAGTAATAGCGGCGACGGTATTAAAAGCTGGACTCATCCTTATGCTGTACAAAAGAATGCGCTAGACAAGGCCAACGAGCAACTATACTACGCAGGTCATAGTACTACAAGCGTAAGATTTGGTTATTTTGATAGCCCACGAGTTGCTCATGTAACCGAAAACAAAATGAGTATTGAATATTGCGTATCTGTAATAGACTGGGCATTAAGTCAGCCTCATAGAGTTAAAGAAATCACTATAACACCAACGAAGGAATCGACATGAAAGTAGGATTTACTGCATCTACGTTCGACCTCTTGCACGCAGGGCACATAATGATGCTGCGTGAAGCTAAGTCACAGTGCGATTACTTGATTGTTGGCTTACAAACAGATCCTAGTATTGATCGATCTGATAAAAATAAGCCAATACAAACTTTAGTCGAACGCTATGTTCAACTATCTGCTATTAAGTACGTTGACGAGATTATTACGTACCAAGATGAACAAGATTTAGAAGATATTCTAAATATGTTTGACATTAATATTCGTATTCTTGGCGAAGAATACAAAGATCAAACATTCACCGGACGAGCTATATGCGCCAAGCGTGGTATTGAACTATACTATAACAAGCGTGACCATCGTTTTTCATCATCAGGCTTAAGAGAGCGTGTGACTAACGAAGGAAAGAATAGTTCATGGATTGGAAATATCATAAATCCTAACCAAAAACCTAAATAGTTGTTGACAACTAATCAGATTTATACTATTATAATGTTATATATTGGAGATATAAAATGAAAGACATTCTACAAGATATTGTAGCGCACACTCACGCTCTTGGCTTCCTTTCTATTGTGAAAGTAGGCAGTGATAACGGTACGAAAATCGATTCGATGGCAGAAGATCGCAGTGTTGTTCTTACTGCTACTACTCACAATCCTGTTGCTGAGTTTACTGACACGTTTGGTATGCCAAACTTAGACAAACTTTCTCTACACTTAAAGAATCCAGAGTATAGAGAAAATGCTAAAATTGACGTGATTCAAGACAATCGCAACGGCGAGACTATTCCTACGCACATTCACTTTGAGAATTCAGCAGGTGATTTTCAAAACGACTATCGCTTTATGAACAAAGCAATTATCGAAGAGAAACTCAAGACTGCTACGTTTACTGGCGCAACTTGGAATGTTGTGTTTGAGCCTAGCTTAGCAAGCATTAGCCGCCTAAAGCTTATGAGTGCTGCGCACTCTGAAGAACCTATTTTTAAAGTGTCTACTGATAACGGTAACTTAATGTTCTCGTTCGGTGATCAAAGCTCACACGCAGGTGAATTTGTGTTCGAAGCAGGTGTATCCGGCACGCTCAGCCACGCTTGGTTCTATCCTGTTAACCAAGTACAGAGCATTCTTAACCTTAGTGGCGATGTTACTATGAGCATTTCCGATCAAGGCGCTATGAAAATTACTGTTGATAGCGGTCTTACCACTTACGATTACATCTTACCAGCGCAGTCTAAATAATGAATACAAACTTAACTGAAGCACAAAACGATTATGCTATATTTCTGCCCGCACTTAGTGGATTCTATGCTACATTTGTAGGCAAGCAACGCTTTGATCAATACGTCGAAGCTGATCGAATACCGTCAAACTTTAACAACGGTATGGAAAGTCTTAATTATCTTAATAAAGACGAAGGACAGTTTCAGTATAAGTGGACGTTGTATTCAGCAGGACACGCAGATCTTGATGTAACTAAGCACTCTCCTAAAGAAGACATGGTTCGAAACCGTGACAGAGAAAACACCTGGGTACTTGGCGACTCAGGTGGTTTCCAGATCGGTAAAGGTGTCTGGGAAGGTGATTGGAAAGACCCTAACTGCCCTAAAGCGCACAAAAAACGTGATGGTGTATTACGTTGGATGGATGCTTACATGGACTATGGAATGATTCTTGATATTCCGGCTTGGGTATCTCGATCTGAAGCAGGACAGCGGGCTACTGGGGTTAGTACGTATCAAGAGGCAGTAGATGCCACACGGATTAACAATGATTACTGGCAAAAACATCGCACTGGCGCTTGTAAGTTTTTGAACGTACTACAGGGAGAAAACTTCGAACAAGCAGACGATTGGTACGAGCAAATGAAGGACTACTGCGATCCTTCCATTTATCCTGATACACACTTTAATGGTTGGGCAATGGGTGGTCAAAACATGTGTGACATCGAGCTTGCTATCAAGCGCCTTGTTACACTACGATTTGACGGGTTGCTTGAAAAAGGTATTCATGATATAATGCACTTCTTGGGTACTAGTAAACTAGAGTGGGCTGTACTGCTTACTGACGTACAGAGAGCTGTTCGAAAGTATCACAACGAAAACTTTACAATTACCTTTGACTGTGCATCACCGTTCCTTGCTACCGCTAACGGACAAATTTACACACAAACTGAAACCGACGATCGTTCTAAGTGGGTATACAGAATGGTACCTAGCGTAGACGACAAAAAGTATGCTAGTGATACTCGTGGGTTCCGTGACGCTGTACTACAAGATGGTGTGTTTAATTCGTTCTCAGACTCACCGATTAGTAAAGGTCTTGAAGTTAAAGATGTATGCATATATGCACCCGGCGACTTAAATAAAATCGGTAAAGAAGGAAAGACCAGCTGGGATAGCTTCGCTTACGCTATTCAAATGGGTCACAATGTATGGAGTCACATTAACGCTGTACAAGAAGCTAACAGACAGTATAGCAACGGCGTTATGCCAAATATGCTAATACAAGAAACGTTTGATCGTGTATACTTTAAAGATGTTGTAGAAAAGATCTTTAGTATTAACGATCGTGACCGAGCGCTTGAAGAAGTTGAAAAACATCGAAAATACTTAATGGGTATTATTGGCACTAGAGGCGCTGTTGGTAAAAAGACTATTAATGCTAGTGCTAACTTTAACAAGTTTTTTCAATAGGAGTAGAATAATGACTATATTTGTAAAAGAAGACTTTGTGTCGCACGCAGGCCTTAACCTTAAATGGAAGATTGAATGCGACGGACTTACTAAAGACGACTGGGAATGCTTAGGCTTAATGATTTCTGAAATTGAAAATCGACCATTCTCTAAAGTAGTAGGTATTCCTCGAGGTGGCCTAGCACTACAGTATGCTATGGAAAAATATGCCACCGGTAACCCAAACGATCCTGTACTTATTGTAGACGACGTATACACTACAGGCACAAGCTTTCGAGAGTTTGTAGAAGAACACTACAAAGATCAAAAAGTAATTTGTTGGGTAGCATTTGCTAGAAATCCAGCTAGCCAGCAAGTAAACGCATTATTTCAAATGGCATCAAGTATGTGGAAAAACTTAAAATGAACAGAGATTATGAGACCGGCGAACAAAACGATGTAACGTTCTTTACAGGTTACGAAGTTGAAAAGACGCCTGCTTATGATATGAAAACGCTCTTTGTAGTCGGTGTCCAGAGCATCGACTTCATTGAGCGATTCTTTGAGCAAGAACAGTGCGAACACATTTTCTTTGGAGCTAATCATTCATTTAATCCCGAAGCCCATCAGTGGAACTCTTGGGAAAAGATGATTAAACATTTCTTAGACAAAGATATTATGTGTAGTTTAGACTTACCGCTTACTACAGCAGACGGAGTACTAGAAACTAGTCTAGTAGAGTATCATACCTTTATTCCGCAGTTTAGAGTAGTTGTGCCGCATGTTAAGCAATGGCCTTACAATACTATGATTAAGATCGACGACAAAGATTTTAAAGCTACTAATGCTGGTGTTTGGTGCCATACCCTGCACGATCTTACTAGTCATCATTATCATACCGATTGGTCAAAATATAAGCTTGACAAAGTGCTCAAGTAGTAGTATATTAATAATATAGTAAATAACAAAGAGAAATACTATGAGTAAAATGCTTGCTAAGCGTTACATTTGGGTTACCTTTCAAAAAGAAGGTATTCATAAATATCCAGCAGCGTTAGAAGATCCTCTTCTAGCTACTGGCGACGAATATGACGTTAGTTTCCTCGGATACCCGCACCGTCATATCTTTCACTTCAAGATTCAAATCGAAGTATTCCACAACGATCGAGATATTGAATTTATTCAGTTCCAGCGATGGCTTGAAAATCTTTACAACAAAGGCACGCTCGAACTTGATTTTAAGTCATGTGAAATGATTTCAGATGACCTTTACGACCAAATCTCCGAACGGTATACCGGTCGGTCAATCACTATTAACGTAAGCGAAGACAACGAAAACGGTTGTCGCATTTATTACCCAGCTAAATTGGAGAACATCTAAATGGGCATTGAGAATCCTACTATCCGCAAAGTCTTTGACGATCTTGACAAGTTCCGTGACTACTGTCGCTTTGAAGGCAAAGTCTTTAACGAAAAAGACCTATACAAGCAAGACGCCCCAGTTTGGCAAGCTTATCAAAAGCATCAAGGTTGGCTTCGGGCTAAAGCACGCAACGCAAATAGGAATCGAGGATGACCGTATACATTGTTGATATAGAAGCTGTTGATACACGCTATACCAAGCAATGGAAAACGCATTTACCTGAACAGCTTCGTGCTGCGACTAACGACCAAGTAGTTGTTATTTCAGGTGGGGAAACGCCTCAGGCTACTACGCCTGGGGCTTTTCTTAATTTTGGCGGTACTAACGTGTACAAGAGTAACCAGTTAGCACAGATTGGTGAAATGTTTTGTAACGGTACAGTAAAGAACGGTGATTACTTTCTTTATACTGATGCTTGGAACCCTACTGTAATTCAGTTAAAATATATGGCTAGTTTGCTAGGCGTTGATATTAAAATCGGCGGTATGTGGCACGCCGGCAGCTATGATCCACAAGACTTCTTAGGTCGCTTAATTGGCGATGCGCCTTGGGTACGTTCAGCAGAACACAGTATGTTTAGCTGCTATGATCATAACTTTTACGCAACTAATTTTCACATTGACTTGTTTGCTGAAGAGTTTTTTGATTGGAACGGTCGCGAACTTCGTGACGCTAACTCATCAGTTGTACAAGTTGGCTGGCCGATGGAGTATCTTGAAACAGCACTTGCTCCTTATAAGCATATGCCTAAGAAAGACATTGTTCTTTTCCCACATCGCATTGCGCCTGAGAAACAAGTGGATATTTTTAAAGACTTAGCTAAAGAGCTACCGCAATACCAGTTTGTTGTAGCACAAGAACAGAATCTTACTAAGCACGAATACCACACCCTACTAGCAGAATCAAAAGTAGTGTTTAGTGCTAATCTACAAGAAACACTAGGTATTAGTTGGTACGAAGGTGCGTTAGTCGACGCACTGCCTATGGTACCAGATAGACTAAGCTATGCAGAAATGGCAGAGGAAAACTTCCTATACCCAAGTGATTGGACTGAAGACTATGATGCTTATATCCATTTTAAAGAACATGTTGTAGCTACAGTAAAGCAGTACATGGAAAATTATGATACATTTTTGCCCTTGCTAGAAAAACAAAAAGCAAAACTAGAATCGTTCTTTACAGGAGATAAACTTTATGACCAAATTAAACAACGTTGAAGCAGGATCTATATCACTGCCTATTGCGAATGGCGACGTAACTATCGACATGACTACTATTAAAAACTTTACTGAATCATTAACTTCTGCTAGTAGTATGTCATCTATAACCGCATCAACTTACACTAACGGTTCGTGGCTTACGTCTGCTAGTAGTAGTATGTCTTACGACGACATATATTTAAATGACAGACAGTTGTGGGAAGAATGCATGCCTAGTGTAAACGAAGTCAACGCCCTGGCTGCAGAATATCCTGCGTTTGCGAAAGCATACGAGATATTTCGTACTACTTACAATTTAGTTATTGATGATTGGAATAACAAAGATGAATAAAAAACATTTTAACTGGGATGCTATCACAAGCATGACAATGAAAATTGCTAGTCAAGTCCGCAAAAGCAATTGGAAGCCCGACTACATTGTAGGGCTTACACGAGGCGGCCTTATTCCCGCAGTTCTACTATCACACGAGTTAGATGTTCCGTGCGAGACTCTTAAAGTAGCGCTACGTGACGGCGAAGAACAAGAATCCAACACATGGATGGCCCAAGATGCGTACGACGGCAAAAAGATTCTCGTTGTTGACGACATTAACGATACCGGTAATACCCTTCTTTGGATTCAAGAAGACTGGCGCAATAGTTGTTACCCCGGAGACGAACGTTGGGAAGATGTATGGGGTAGTAGTGTGCGAGTTGCTGTAATTCACGATAATATGCCTAGCAAGTTTTCTAGCGTAACTTATGTTGCTAGTGAAATTAACAAAGATCGCGAACCAATTTGGATTGTGTATCCCTGGGAAAGAGATGAAGCTTAAAGTATTATATACTAAACAAAATGAAGGAGATCGTAATGTTTAAAGATTCAGATATTATTGTTCGTACTCGAAAGTACGATGCGTATTCTGTGACTAACGCAATGACCGAGGGACAAATTGTATTTGTCCCAAAGAACGCCAAGTGGCAAGACCTGCGTGACTGTTTCGAAGCTGCGTACAAGTGGGGATATGATTGGGTTGATAAAGGATATTGTCAGTCGTTCCATATTTTACAAAATGTAGGAATTGACGATACTAATCTTGTGTATCTTATTCCGCGACAGACTGACGACAAAGTAGACTTAGAGAAAGTTAAAACTTTTTTTAACTTTTAGTTGACAAAAACCTAAATATATAGCATAATATAATATGACATCCACGTCATAAACTCGGAGATATAAATGAAAAAATACGAAGAAATTATCCAGCGCATTAAAGACGCTGACGCTGGCTTTCACGCAAACGATAATATTACTAAGTTTATCAACGAAGGCGAAAAAGAACAGCTAATTGACGATCTTACTGAAAAGTTCGAAGGTGTGCTAGACGCACTTATTATTGATCGTAACAATGACCCTAACTCGCAAGATACTGCTCGGCGTCTTGCGAAAATGTATTACAAAGAAATTATGAGCGGGCGTTATGATGCTCGACCTAATGCTACTGCGTTTCCTAACGTAACTAACGATCCTTACAAAGGTATGTTAGTAGTACGTAGCGAGCTGAAAAGCATGTGTTCGCATCATCACCAGCCAGTGAGCGGTGTAGCATATATTGGCATTATTGCTGCTGACACACTTATTGGACTTAGTAAGTACACACGACTAGCACAATGGTGCGCACGCCGTGGCACACTACAAGAAGAGCTAGCAATGGACATTGCTAAAGAAATTATGAACGCTACTGGCTCTGAAAATGTCGGTGTATACATTCAAGCTACGCACGGCTGTTGCGAGAATCGTGGCATTGGCGCCCATAGTTCACTAACCCAAACTACTGTGCTTAAAGGTGCGTTTTATGACGATCACAGCACTAAGAAAGAGTTTATGGACAATATTAAACTACAACAAGGATACGCAAGCTAATGGCAGCATCTAGACCTGTTGAACTCGGTCCATTCCAATCTATCTACGACGGCGATAAAGAAGGCGTTGTGCGTAAAGAACTAATCATTTATCGTAAAGATAACCAATCACTAGTACGAGAAACTGCGACTAGAGAATATCACCTCAACGGCGACTATCACGATTCTGTAAGCTCGTCGCCGATCTTTATTGAAAAGGAAAAATAATGGCTGAACCAGTTGACGTAAGCAAGAAACATTTTTATATCAGCCTCGTAAAGAGTGCTGTACGCATTGGAGCAGGTGCTGCGTTTGTAAGTGTGCTGTTTACTCCAGTAGGAGTTATGCCTATTGTAGCAGGCGGCGCACTGCTTATCGCTGCTGAGATTTTAGGGATCCTTGAAGAACTATGATAACTGCTTCGAAAAAACATCTAGCAGTTATGGAAAGCTTCTTTTATGAAGAAATGTACGAAGCACTACATTCGTATATTATTCGAAACTACGGTGTAATAGAAATTGAAAGTATTACTGCGGAGCAGTTAGCTGAACTTGATACTATCCTGCTAGAGTTTCCTCTGTTGGATCGAAGCTATACTAAGTTCAAAGAAGAATGGGAATCATATCAATGAAACTAAGATATTCTGAAGCATTTTATTCAGTTCAAGGCGAAGGCAAGTACGTAGGAGTACCAAGTGTATTCCTGCGTACCTTTGGTTGTAACTTTCGGTGTATGAACTTTGGCACTGGCATTAAAAAAGATCGCTGGGAACAACACGCTGAAGGTCAGCGGTATAACGCAGAAGTTAAAGAACTAATCGACGCAGGAGTACACGAAACTACTAAACAGTTTGAAGACCTGCCTATTATTCACACAGGGTGCGATACTTACGCAAGTATCTATCCTGAGTTTAAACACTTTAACCGTCAAGCAGAAGTTGAAGAAGTAGTAGAACACTTACTGAGTCTTACGCCAGAAGGTAAGTGGACTATGGACAATGGCCAAGACATTCACTTGATTCTCACAGGCGGTG